GGTCTGGTTGTTGCCGCTGCTATGGGTCTGTCTTCTGCCGCCTTTGCTGCAGAGACTGCGACCACACCTGCTCCGACTGCGACGACCACCAAAGCAGCGCCTGCGAAAACCACACATCATAAAAAACAGCATAAAGCAGCACCTGCCCAGAAAGCGCAGGCGGCTAAAAAGCATCATAAAAATGCGAAAACTGAACAGAAAGCCCCTGAACAAAAAGCGCAGGCAGCGAAGAAACACGCCAAGAAACACAGCCATCAGCAACCGGCAAAACCTGCTGCACAACCCGCAGCGTAAGTTTTCAACAGTAATACTGGCGCGCCCCCTCGCGCCTGAAAATTACGGTGCTAAGCGGGTAACGTTTAGCACCGCCTTTAGCGGAGGGTAGTATGGTGGGCCGTTATCGCTTTGAGTTCATTCTTATCATCCTTATTTTATGCGCACTGATTGCCACCCGTTTTTATCTTTCCTGATCGTAGTTATCTGATTTTACTCCCACTTTCATCCCGTCCCGTCTATAGTATTTATGAGGGTTTGCTTTTAATAATCATAATTACCCACCAGAGTGTGATATGCGTACAACCATTGCTGTAGTGTTGGGTGCAATTAGTTTGACGTCTGCTTTTGTGTTTGCAGATAAACCAGACGTTGCCAAATCGGCAAACGATGAGGTCAGCACCCTGTTTTTTGGTCATGATGATCGTGTGCCAGTGAATGACACGACCCAATCACCGTGGGATGCGGTTGGGCAACTGGAAACGGCCAGCGGCAATTTATGTACGGCGACGCTGATTGCACCCAATCTGGCATTAACGGCAGGACACTGTTTATTGACGCCGCCTAAGGGTAAAGCGGATAAGGCGGTAGCGCTGCGTTTTGTGTCAAATAAAGGTCTTTGGCGCTATGACATCCACGACATAGAAGGCCGCGTTGATCCGACACTGGGAAAGCGGTTAAAAGCAGATGGGGATGGTTGGATTGTTCCTCCCGCAGCTGCACCATGGGACTTCGGCTTGATTGTGCTGCGTAATCCCCCTTCTGGCATTACACCGTTGCCGTTATTTGAGGGAGATAAAGCCGCGCTTACTGCCGCATTAAAATCGGCTGGTCGTAAAGTGACTCAGGCGGGATATCCTGAAGATCATCTCGATACGTTATACAGTCATCAAAACTGTGAAGTGACTGGCTGGGCGCAAACGTCGGTGATGTCACATCAGTGCGATACCTTGCCGGGTGACAGCGGTTCGCCTCTGATGTTGCATACCGATGACGGCTGGCAATTAATTGGGGTGCAAAGTTCGGCTCCTGCCGCGAAAGATCGCTGGCGCGCCGATAACCGGGCCATTTCTGTTACCGGTTTTCGCGACAAGCTGGATCAACTGTCGCAAAAATAATGTTCAAACGCTGCCCGACAGTGCGGGCAGCGTGTTCATCAGGCAAGTTTCACCATGATCATTCCAGCCAACAGCAAGACCAGGCCAATCCAGCCTTTACGATTTAACCGTTGACCAAACAAGATCCAACCTGCGGCTAACGTGGCGGCAATACCAAACCCGCCCCACAATGCATAAGCGACAGACAAGTCGATCCCTTTTACGGCCTGAGAAAGCGCACTAAAGGCAGCCAGCACCGCCGCCAGGGAGAGCAAGCCAAATATTTTGCGACGAAAGCCGTCAGAAAATTTCAAAAAGACGTTAGCAACGATTTCCAGCACGATTGCCAATGCCAGCCAGGCGGCGTGAACCCATTCAAACTGCGCCATGGTTCACCTCCAGTTCAGGTTTACGCGCTTTACGGGTACCTGATTTGATCAACACAATCCCGGCGACCAGGGTGGTTAACCCGGCAATTTTCATCAGCGATAAACTTTCGTCGAATAACAAAACGCTAAACAAGGTAATAAATAAAATACCGATACCTTCCCACAGCGCATAAGCTACGCCTAAGGCGATCTTTTTAACGGCGAAAGAGAGAAATATATACGACAGAGAAATCATCACCAGCATTAAAATAAAGCCGCCATTTCCCTCACTGACGCTCGCCCATTTCATTGACAGCGTACCGGTAATTTCTGTAGCAATAGCCAGGCCTAATAAAATCCAATAAATATACATTGTCCTTCTCCTGCAAGAGAATTATTTTAATTTTCGCTTAATTCAGCGAAACCAAAGTAAAGTGGTCAAGCCCCGCGCATAGGGCAAGCTTAGGCAGAAGAAAGGACTAAAGCGCGTTGCGCCAGTGCTGCTCACCTACGAGCAAGATAGTGGATGAGGTACGAAGATGGGTAAATGTAGAAAATAACGTCCTGAACAAATTGTCCATAATATTACAATTATCCGCAGTGTTGCTTCTCGTCATCGCGGATGATAATTGTCCTCGGTAGTTGAACACGCCTGATTTGTATCATAGCTTAAGAATTAACTCAAAATATTTTCACTTCTTTACCTGAGCGGTTTGATTTTCGTTATGATGACGGAGCGAAAAAGACATTATTATTAGCAAAGGAAGAAAAAACGGGGACAAGCATGGCAAAGCCGATCATCACGCTCAATGGCCTAAAAATCGTCATTATGTTGGGAATGCTGGTCATTATTCTCTGCGGTATCCGTTTTGCCGCCGAGATCATCGTGCCGTTTATTCTCGCATTATTTATTGCTGTTATATATAACTAATTTCACTTAACGCATTGATTTAATTAAATGATTTGCACTACAAAAAGTGCCATAAATCGCAAAATGACTACACCAGTGACTACACCGTTCGGTGCACTGTATGAAACAACGTGGAACAAATAGACACAAGAAATATACAGGCGGGTCATCTTTCCAGGGGGAAGCGCGCTAATTCATGAGGGGCGTTAATGTTGATATGGGGATCCCCATAACGGGGCTACCGGATTTTTTTTCCGGTTAACTGTTAATCAGGCTGGTGGGCTTTACCTGTTTTGTAGGAGTGGTCATTATGACCATTCAGACAATGACCTTAATCAGAACTTTTCGCTAAAAAATGACGTTGGTCACGTCGTCCGGAAAGCACAAAATCCCGTCAATTTTTAATTAACGGTTAAACCGTCTTTTGTCACGGCGTGTCACTGGTTGTCACTCTCCGTCACGGTATGTCGCTACTCGTTAACGCCGTAACCGCTCCGGCTTCTTCCAGTGGTACGTAATTTTCTCCGTTTCCCGATACAGTGCCACGCGGCGATTGTAGGCCAGCATTTCAAGAACGCGGATCCGTATGTTGCGCATATCCACATCATTAAGCTGGATACCATCACGGCGCATCACCTCAGCAACCACACGCGCGTAATTTTCGGCGGTCACGCTGTCCGGCTGCGTGGCCTGTTCGTCATGCTGCTGGCTGATTCCGGTAACGCGGCGGATTAATCCCAGTAGTTCGGCTTCTGTCATTGTGCCCCCATCGCTCTGATAGTCTGGTGTCGTCGGGTCCTTCCTGGAATTATGGCCCGTTACGGGGCGGCGACCTCGCGCGTTTTCACTATTTATGAAAATTTTTCGGGATCCATGTCCGGTTTCTCTGCAAGTTAACCATATGAAAAATATAAAAACATGCTTTCCATGAACCGGACATGCGCAAAAAACAGACACTAAAACCGGACATCGAACCAGTTAACCGAAAGTGTGCACAAATCACATGCATTGCTGCGAGTGATTAACAAGTTATCGGCTTTACTGTTCTGTATCGGCTGATTGCTCCATGCTGGCACGGCGAACGCTTATGGCATGACGCCACCCAGCCAGAAAGCCAGCCATTTTATTTCGTGCCTTGCTCACATCTTCCGGTGAATAGCCGTAAATCTGCAAACCTTCATCAAATCGATGTTCTGTTTCTTCACTGGAGTACTCGTCACGCTCAGATGAAAGCAGCCTGGCAAACATAATTTTTTCCAGCGCACTGGTTTCTACGTGATATCTGATGGTCTCAAGACGGCTTTTACCTGAAGACCAAAGCAATGTATGCCCGATGTGATAACCGCCAGACTTTCCGCGATCCGCATTAAGATACGGCATCCCCTGTTTGGTCCATGCGCGAATAGTGGTTCTGTTAACCTTGAAATGTTCAGCTATTTCCTGCTGACTTACAAAACAAGCTTTATCAATCATAATGTTACCTTAACTGCATGGTTAAATATTAATCAAGTGGTGGTGGTGTCACCTTCACGGAAAAACGTCATAAATAGCGAAAACCCGCGAGGTCGCCGCCCCGTAACGGGTCCATAATTCCAGGAAGGACCCGTAAAAAAGCCGGATTTCTCCGGCCTTGTCTCAGATGGTTTTCAGTATGCGATCGATGTCGCCGTCATCGCCCTGGTTTCTGCCATCGTATGCCATGCCAGCTGATACGGCTTGCGGGCTGTGCATGTCCATAAAGTTTTCAAAGGCTGCGGTAAGTTCCGGCGCAACCTTCGGACGTTCCTGCTCTATGGTCATGCTAAGGATGCTTTTAGCCGTACCAACATCGATACAAGGCACGTTTGCCATTGCACGCAACAGCGGCTGATAGTCTTTATGCTCATGAAGCGCCATAATCGCATCAGCGCGCGGCTTGTCCTGCTCTTCCAGTTTGTTTAGTTGATATACGGCCTCATAGGTTGATAAACCTCTGTCAGCCATTGCCCGCGCTTCGGCTTTAAATTTACTCGCCAGCGGTAGCGTCATGATGCTTTCATTCGTTGCCATCGTTCCCCCTGCTTATCGGGCCAGCGGCTGAACGGATACGCCGGAACCCGCAAAGGCGGCGCATTTTTTCGCATCGGTGTCGACGCTCTCAGGCCAGTTAACGGCGGCAATATTGAATATCCCCGTCTTGTAACACTGTGCTGATTTCTGCTTTGACGTGTCCACAGGGTACGAGGTCAGATAAACAGCCTTGCCAGATTCCTTACCATCCCACGGCTTAAACTCGCCATTGTCCGCCAGCATCAGCGGGGTAAATTCCTGAATAACGCCAGCATCAGCGGCAAAATGTACCAGCGTCGTGGCGACCTGCTGACTGCCTGCAAATAACTCAATGTATGGAGTGTCCATAGAATCCCCCGTTAACCAATTTTGACGGTAACAAATTTGCGAATATCTGCCGGAACCGGCTGCGGTGCGCTGTGCGTCTGCACGTACTCAATCGCCGGATCGCCGTCCTCAATCCAGTTTTTCGGGTAAAACATGTTTTGCGTTGCGCCCGTTCTTACTGCGTCCTGATCCATAATCGCACCATAGGCCACCAGCCCTTTATTGTTGGTGTTGCCCAGAACCAGCAAATCAGGCTCAAGGAAATATTTTTCTGTGCCGTCGCTGTCAGTGTATTTGCCGGAATAGACGATAAGGGCAATATCGCCCAGATAGCCTTTAAAGCTCACCACTTCGCCCAGGTTTTTACAGGCCAGCTCTGCGGCGGACTCTGAACCACGGGAAAGATCGTACAGCTCACGGAATTTTTTAAAGCTGCGTAACGTTCGCCATACCTCAGCGCCCATAATCATGACGTTTGCGGGGCAACCAGCCTGATCAGCATAAAGCTCGATGTCATAGATTGGGTCGTGCATGTCTTTATCCTGCTCGGACCATTTTTTACCCTTGGCCTGCTCTATGATGCAGTTTTCCGGTATTTTCCAGTCGATTTCATAGCGTTCTATGCCTTCGCCCTCAATGATGTTTTTTCCGGTCGTTACCGCATTCACCGCCAGCCATTCCACGCGTGCCTTAATGGCGTTTATCTGGCGGCGCATGTTGCCAGTAATCAGGCGCATACGGCGATAGGTAGGGTCGTTAAGCTGTGCCGGATCTTCTCCAGCCATGCGCATGATGGTTTTCGTTGGATCGATTTCGTGCTTTGGCTTCATGTAGCCAGGTTTGATTGTGCTGGTTTCGTACCCTTTATCGCGCTGAACCTGGCTACCCACCATAGGCGAACAAAACGCCGACATGGTGACTTCTTCAATGTCCAGGGTATCCAGCATGATGTTTTGCGTGCTGAATGTCGCCACGTTCGGGAAAAACAGCGTGGTAAACAGAGGGCTGAATTTAAAATCCGCAATATCCCCGCGATTCAGGTACATGAAAAGCTGGTTAGTGTTAAGTGCCGTTGCTTTGCCTGCCATTATTCACCCCCATAATTTTTATGCATCCCAAGCGCCGCAAGTAAATAAGAGCGTACAAGTGAACCTATCGACGGCTCCGGCGTCATCAGCGGATCCAGTCCAGCCGCCACGCCAGCCTCATAGTTTTTTTTGTGGCGCTGCTTGAGCACCTCCACGATTTCGGGGCTTATGTACACCGAAACACCGCCTTTTTTCTCTTCAGCCATAGTAAGAAATTCCTCTTCGACTTAAAAAATCATAACTGGATGTTCATCCAGCTCTGATTATAATCATGATTGCATTTTGTGCAATGATATTGAGTTGTGTTGCAAATTATGAAATGATGATCCCGATCATGTGTGTCAGTGCACCAAAAAGCCTCATATGCAAAAGCCCGATAAGCCACCTCTGACCTTATCGGGCTTTTTTATCTGCCTGCAAAGATGTCGAACAAAAATTAACCACAACCATCATCTTTTTTGCATCAAAACAATTAAAAACAATAAATTACGCTCATGATGATGATGACGATAAAATCACAAAAATGCGCTTTTTTCCGCGCCTCCCGCCCCGTGTTCAGCCCCCCCCCGCCAGGAGGACCCGTAAAAAAGCCGGATTGCTCCGGCTTCTGTCACTCGTCGCTTAAAACGGTATGTTATCCCCGTACGGATCATCATTCCCCGCCTGTTGTTTTGCCCTGTTCAGCGCGTCAGTAGCCTGGCCCTGTTGACCTTTTTTGCCGCCCAGTCGCGCCGTTCGCGCACTGATTACACTGTCTGCGATAACCTGCCAGCCCTGCCGCGTTTCTCCGTTCTGCCCAGTCCACTGGCTGATCTGCATGTTACCCGCCACGCTCAGGAGTTCACCCTTGCGGTGCCTTTCCAGTGCTTCGGCCTGTCTGCCAAATGCCAGGACGGATAACCACATCGTCGCCGTTCCGTCATCTGCCTGGCTGCACGGAAGGGGGACCGCCATACGCGCCAGCGTCATCGGTGTGCCCTTGCTGGTCTGTTTTACCTGCGGGTCGTCCACCAGCCGCCCGTAAGCGGCTATCTGTGCTGTCATGATTCCACCTCTCCGGTTTTAACGTTGATGGTTGTTACCTGTTCCGCTTCGGCAATCTCCCGTTCTGTCAGCGTGGCAAAGTTTGCCGCCGTCGTGGTCATGAATGCGCTTATCAGTTCGGGATGTGCTTTCGCGTATCCTTCCCCCGCGTGGCGGTCTATCGTTCTGATTGCCACCTTTAAAGCGTGCTCTGTCATGTCTAACGCGCGATATTTCGGTTCTGTTCTGTCTCTGCGTTTTTTGAGTGATTTATTAAATTTCCCTGAAGTGTGCATATTTATTTTTACCCCCTCGTTTAAAAAGTTTTGAGTTGTGCCTCCCCTTGTCTACCTTATCTACCTTAGTGGCCCTCATGCCAGTAATGGCGCGGCTTTCAGCGGGGTAGAGTGCTTTTATCCACTATCTACCCCGTGTCTACCTCCCTGTCTGACTCAGGTAAAATCAGGTAGAGAGGGTAGATAGTGGGTAGACAGTAAAAAAAAGCTATCTACCTAACTTAATGCACTGAATTAAATGTATTTTTCTTTACTCAGGTAGACAGGGTAGACAGCAATTACAAAAAATTATAAAAACGCGTCGCACTCGTCTGTTGTTATTGCGTTAGTCTGCGTTACTCCCTTAACTTTCCGCGTAATATATTCATGTCCGTAAACTTTCGCGGCTGGCTTCATAGCCTTGCCAAAGTCATTTACGTTTAGCGGTTTGCTCCTGCCTGCGTACGCCATAAACGCCAGATAGACGCGGTAAAGGCTGTTTCTGGTCGTGTACTTCACTGAATCGCCACCGCCGCCCATCATCAGGCCGCGTGCTTCCTCCAGAAAATTCAGGAACTGGCAAAACTCAATAACCGGATCCGTCTGTTGCTTTATTGCCAGTGCTTCATCACCGTCACGCTGTTCCAGTAGTAAAGCCCGTGCTTTCTCAGAGTCGGTAAAGTTCGCCAGCAATCGGCGGATAATGACAGGGATTTCAGCCGCAATCTTTTCCGGTAGCTCCCTGTCTTTTTCGGCCTCACTGACGATATTGTCGAAACGGAAAATCACGCGACGACGTGCCACACCTCCGGCCCGTTCGGTGAATATCATCGGGTTGTTGTTGGTCGCCAGCACCACCGCCCTGATTACCGCCGTAAAACGCTTTTCATATTTCGGGTTAATTTCCACGGGGTCACCGCCCGTGATTTTCTTGATGCCCGTTCCTTCGCCTGTATATTTCGGCTGGTCAGCCAGGACGATAAGACGACTCCCGACAACCTGCGCACGTCCACCAGCATCATCAAGCGATGTCATTTCAGCGCTTACCGTGTTCTGTTTCCCTGCCAGAAGGCTGGCTATGTGCGTGAATGTACTTTTACCGCTCCCGCCGTCTCCGGTGGCCTCAATAAACATCTGCCAGTCGTACCGGTTCGCCATAATCATGTACAGCGCGGCACATATACGCATCATCTTGCGCGGGTCTTTTCCGGCTGCGTGCTTAAGCCATTTATGAAAGTTTGGCGCGTTATCGCGGATGTTCTCCCCTGGTGCTGGTGGCGTGTACTCAATGCCGTTGTTCGTGGTGATCCAGTTCTCCGGCGTGTGCGGGGAAAATTCCCCCGTTTTCAGGTCAAGCGCACCATTGGCGAACGGCAGCAAATCGCCGGACGGCTCGCCCATTGGTTCGGCAATAACTTTTAACGCTTCCACGGCGTTATTGATTACGCGCTTGCTGAAAGTGGCCCTGTGCTCTGAATAGATCGCCACCATTTCGCGGCTAAGTTCCATTGTGCTGACCGGACACCATACCCCGCCGCGCCATACGTGAACGATTTCACTTTCAGGATGTACGCAAACGCCATCAAAGCGATCGGCAAGCAGCTGCGCGCGCTCACTGTCCGCCATCTGCGAAAGTTGCGCCTTTTGCTTTACCGGAAGCTCAATGACCAGACCATCAGAAAGATTCTGGCGCTCACGGGCCAGATATTCGCGCCAGTTCTCCACCTTCTGACCGTGCATACCATCAGGGTAAAAATTTGCGTCCTGAATATCTGCCGCCGCCAGCTTCTGACCAATCTTTTTGGTCTCCACTAAATCCAGTTCTCCGGCCTGGTACAGCCTTACGCGCTTTTTCCCATCCGGAACAATTTTCAGCGCATCAAGTTCGGCAAGCTGATTTGGCCCAAGCCACACAGGCGGCACATTATCGCCGGATGCGGGGCCGTCCTGCTCCTGCCACTGTTTTGCATGTGACCACGCATCACTACCCGCGAAAATAATTACCTCTGTGTCTTTGTGTTTTATTCCGCGTGGTTGTTTTTTTACGTTCGGTGCCAGTTTCATTTCTTACCCCTGAATACGTTAAGCATCTTTTTTATTTCCTGAATATTGGCGCGTGCTTTCTCCCTGCTGGTGGGCACGTTACGCGGTACGGCCTGCACCAGAGAAAAATCACGATCGAACTGATAAACAGGCATCACGCAATCATATTCGTAGCCTTCACGACGGTAGGTTACGCGCCGTTCCTCCACGCCCTTAATCATTACCGTGCCGCCGTACTGGTCGCGGTAAATATCACCGCGCATGAATTTAGTGCGAGTTTTGCCACTGGCAGTTAAGCCAGAATATTTAAGTTTCATTATTTTTATTCTCCGGTGTGGGGCGCTTTATTATTCTCGTGAATTGCCATAGCCTTATTGAGTTCATCAATAACAGGTGTCAATAATGTCTGAACAGCGGCAAACATTAATGATGAATGATCTTCGCCACCTTCCGGCACTTCAATTAATTTAATTAACAACGCATTCATTTCGCGTGCTTTAATTAATGCGTTTTCAGAGTGGATTAATACTTCAAAAGGGATTTTATGCATCACAAATTTTCTCCCTTATTCTTTTAATGTCCTCATTAAGGATGTCTGTAACTTTTATCAGCGAGTTTTTGGCAATTATTTTTATTGTTTTAAGTTTTCTTTTGTCGTGCTCCGACTGTGATTTTCTCTCCATAATCTCCACCATGTGGGTAACATCAACGAGCGCACGTATCAGTATTTGCATTGCTTCTTCTGCTGCGTCCGGTGTGGTTTTATTGCACATGTACCCCTCCGCATTTTTTTTCGTTAGAAATAAGCGTTCTTCTTTCCTGTTCATCGCTCAGGAATACGCAGACCTCACCGCTAAGGCGTTTAAGTAAGCCGATGATTGCCCCTGATTCGCTGTCGGTCATCATGCCAGGGTAATCCTCTGCCAGTGCGCAAATAACTTCGATTTGGTGGGCGCGTTCTGCTGCCTGTTGTAGTGTGATTTCCTGACTCATAAGCCTACCCCCTGACGAATACGGGCGACAAAAATCAGATGTGCGTGCGGCAGCTGTGCACGTGCTTCGCGCTCAGTGGCAGCGGTAACGGTGAATATTGCAATGCTGTCTGTCAGGCACTGCATAAAGCGCCAGACAAAATAAGGGCGTGCGGATACAGCCATGTGAAAGGCTCCCAGATGAATTTTAAGGAGTCTCGCTACTACGCTGTCAAACATGGTGGCGAGACGTAACAGGGTTGACAGACTGGTCATCTGGAAACCAGCGAGCACAAAGGCTCCCCCGTTACGCCCCGCCATAATGCGGGTATGGGTAGGTTTACGGACACAAAAAAACCGCTTATCGGATGTGGGCGGCTGTCCGCCAGATGTATTCAGGCTGTCAAACCCGGTCGCCATGTGGGCGACGGGGGAAGCATACAGCCCCGTGATAATTTTTTGCAAGCGGTTTTTACGCATGATATGACCCCTGGCGAATACGGGCAGCGAATACCATCACGCAGCCAGCCGGAGATTGCTGACGCGCTTCCTGTTCGCTGGTGGCCTCGATGGTAATCACGCGCGGTTGTGCCGTGCTCAGGGCGATAAAACGCCAGATGTATTTATTCAGGTTGTACGAGTCCCGCCCTTGCGGGTGTCTGGTATAATTTCTCATAGCTACCTCGATACTTTCGCTATCGTTGGTGGTTAGAAGCCCTGCATGTGTTCCAGCACTGCGGGGCTTTGCTGTACATACACCACAATCATTGGTGTGTGTACAGATTAAATTTAAGTGCGCTACAGTGTCAAGTGTTTTATTTACACACCTTTTGGTGTAATGTATGCACACCTCAAAATAACCGGACATTCTGATGGCAACAGGAAATATCAACAGCAGATCGCAAATGAAAAATATCCGCTTCCCCCATGATGTAATCGAGGAAATGGAAAATTCGAAAACGGAAGGGGAAACAATAGCCGCTTTCGTGATTACAGCCGTTCGCGGTGAGATCGCCCGCCGCCAGGCAGAAGTAAGCGGAGAAAATCCCCTGGTTTCTTCGCTCGATGCACTGGCGCAGGTGGAAAAAATCGGAGTCAAAGCAGCCGAGGAGATCGGGCAACTCATCACCGTCGCGCGTGAAGAACTCCAGCGTCGCAAGGCCAAAGAGCAGGAGTGACCATCACCAGCGCCGTGGTGTAAGGTATTACGGCGCATTGCTATGCAGGACAACACAATGACCGATAAAGAATTGACCAAAACATTATCACCGGCACGGAAAAGACGGCGCAGAAAGATAGAGCATGAATCAGAAAGATTCGCGCCATGTGCTTTTGCCCTTGAGCAATTCCTTAAAGAGTACAGGGAAAAGCGCTCATTGCAGGTATGGCAACGAACTGAACCAGACTGATTGCATTGCCCACCAGCCTGATAACGGCTATCATCCCCGTGCTTATGTTTGGGATCACACACACAAACGGCGCAGCGGGTTATCTGTTCAGAAAGGCGGCTCCATTTCGGGGCCGCTTTTTTTATACCTGAAAAACCCCAATTTTGTTGTTTTTCAGTTTCACCAGGGCGAACGAATCCCCGCCCACGTTCTGGCGTATATTCAATCTTCATGGTTATAGCTCTGTGTTCAGATGATTGATGTGTGGCGGCTGCGTGCCGCCAGCGTGATTAATGAACTGCCTTGCAGCTATCCTTCCAGGCCAGAACCTCGGATAAAGACCAGCCAACGGAACGACCGCCAAGTTTACGACGTGATGGGAATTGTCCGGCCTTTTCCAGGCGGTAGCGACACGTACGGCTAAGGCCGGTTAGTTTTTCGCATTCTTTTTCACGTATAAACCGATCAGTGCTTAACACTATTGCCCCCCTTTCGTTTCTTAAAGAGTCATCAGGTGTCTTATTGTGTCGTATTGTTCCCGCTAGAGTGATGAATGGCAAATACTGAGGATATATGATTTACAGAAAATGAAACAGTAAGAATAAAATCTTTTAAATTCATGTTAATACAAAGGCATAAAATATTGTTCCATGCCTTTTTTCTCGCTCTTTAAAGAGTGATTCGCTAGTGTACAAAAAACCAGTAACACATTAAAAATCAGCTACTTATAAATCCGTACGCTTTTTCGCCTCTTGTTCGTAGTTGTTCCACATTGTTGCTCATTGTTGCACGTTGTATCTGTTCGCATATCCAGTATGCGCATACTGAAAAAACACGAAAAAAATTATTTTCTTCTGGCTACGGGTAGCGTGGTTACGTTTTCATGTGTTCCCGCCAGTATCCCTAACCGCTCCGTCCACATATCCAGCGCATTGCGTTTCGCATCCAGATAACGGGAATGATTATAAACTCGCTGCATTCCTGGCATCTGGTGGCCTGTAAGCTGCTCCACGACATGCGGATCAACGCCTAAATCGTTCAGCATGGTTGTAAAGGTGCGCCGGATGTCATGCAGTGACCAGTGAGGGTGATTAAGCCTCCTGTGCGCTAATCTTCCATACTGCGATACGCTGGCCTCCTGTTTCACTTCCCCCAGCAATAAGCCCGTGTGCCTGTTCTGCTCCACCAGCTGCGTGACGAACGGCAGGATCGCTTCCGGTATGGGCCGGAATATTGCGACCTTCGTTTTGCTGTGCTCCTTCGGAACGGTCCATAGCATTTCCGTAAAATCCCACTCCCCGATCTCCGATAACCTCAGTTCTACCGTTCTGGCTCCGAAGACAATCAGGAGGCGGATTAACGCGACGTAGTAAGGGGAGAATATTTTTTTGTCCAGTGCCTGCAATAATTCGCCAAGTTCTTTGTTACTTAAGACACGTTCGCTTATATCCGGTTTTTTCCCAACGTCCGCCACGTTCAGATCGTCCAGAACGTTGCTGATTGCATAGCGCCGCCTACGGCAGAACTTAAGCGCCTGTTTGCACGCCTGTAGCACGAATCCGGCAGTAACAGGCGTTCGCTTTGCCACCTGGTCAAAACAGGCCAGCCAGTGCCGTAGCTCGCATTTATCCAGCGGCATAGCACCAATCTGCTGTATTACGTGATTATTAAGTCGCCTTTTCAGGGCGATATAATCCACGCGGTTTTCCTTTACGTAATACTCAAGCCAGTAGGTGAGCGCATCGCCAACCGTTACGGGCTTTAACGCTTCCTGTACGGTGTAATTCATCTCATGACGTGGATTTTTCCCCTCAGCCAGCCATGTGCGACACTGTGCGGCTTTTTCCCTGGCTGCTTTCAGGCTCAGATCAGGATAACTTCCCAGCTTAATGCGTTCGGGTCGTGTCTCCCTTCCCGTTCCGGCCCTGTATGTGAAATACCAGGTCAATTTCCCTGATGTTAAATATTTCACGCTCAGGTTTCCGCCATCACTATAAAACGTGTTTTTCTCCGCTGGCTTACCATGAAGTTTCCTTAGCAAGGTATCGCTCAGTTTGTTCATTGCTCTGCTCACGTTTTACCCCCTCTTTACGAAAAAGTGACTACACCAGTGACTACACCGATCGTTGCACAAAGGGCTACAACGTGAAACAAGCTGGAACAAGGAAAATCACAAATCTGTTGATAATCAAAAACATAATGCACAGCCTGAAACATTATGAAACAGCAAAAAACACTAAATGATAAAATGCTGTTATTCTTAACCCGCTGGTGCAACACATGGTCCGCTGGCGAGTGCCGCGTGTACTGGCGGTGTCGATTTTGATGACCATCATCGTGATGGCGATGGTGTTGCTATTAGCTTATCTGGGTTCCGCGCTCAACGAGTTGACGCGGACGTTACCGCAATATCGCAACTCTATTATGACGCCGCTGCAAGCTCTTGAGCCGTTGTTGCAACGCGTAGGGATTGACGTCTCAGTTGACCAGCTGGCGCATTACATTGATCCGAACGCGGCGATGACGTTGCTCACCAACTTATTGACGCAGTTATCTAATGCCATGTCATCAATATTTTTATTGCTGCTGACGGTGCTGTTTATGCTGCTCGAAGTGCCACAATTGCCCGGAAAATTTCAGCAAATGATGGCGCGTCCGGTTGAAGGGATGGCGGCGATTCAACGTGCAATTGACAGTGTTTCTCATTATCTGGTGCTGAAAACAGCCATCAGCATCATCACCGGCCTGGTCGCCTGGGCGATGCTCGCCGCACTCGATGTTCGCTTCGCTTTTGTCTGGGGATTGCTGGCCTTTGCGCTTAATTACATCCCG